CTCAAGAACTTAAATCCTAGAGACCGTAAAAGTTTTAAGTGCAGTGTATTGCGTATGTCTGCTTTGTTGTACAGAAGACGATGGGGTAATGAATCAACCCACTTACGTGCTTCTTTCCAGAATAGTATAGGATACGTCTTTACTGCTTCTGTGCAGTGCATCCAGATGCATCCATCGTCTGATACGCCAGCAACACCACCGACTTTACCGTCGGGTAGATAGAAGACTACAGAGTTAGTGGTGAGGATGCTGCAGGCAACCGACAGAACTGGATTAAGTCCAGCTCCGTCGATAATCTCCTGCATGTCGGAAGGTAGTAGGTTATCTACCACCTTCACCACATCATTGATTGTAGCCTTCTTAATAAGGTCTACGTTGGTAGAAGTTAGTTGTGTATCTACCTTCCCAGTCATAACTTTGCAATGTCACGGGGTAGGGGGAATCACCTATCAAGGTCAAGGTGAAGTTGTCGTTACGCTGCTGTACAGGGATCGTATGGATACCCTCAGTCGAAACTGGGACAGTGTTTGCTGCGTAAACAGGCGGGAAAACAATAGTATCGTTTTCTTCAAAGTCAGTTCTGCCTGCAATCTTCAGGCGATACTTGAGTGGACCGGTAAAACCGGTGTTAATCTTAATTCTATGTACAATTAGATTTGCGTTTGTATCAGCAATAAAACCCTCGCCTGACGCTGCCAGCAGGTAAGGACGGGGGAGCTCGATTTCTAGGCTGTAGTTTTGACCCACAAAAATGTAAAGGTCACGCAAATCACCAGGCAAGGTTACTTGTGCGTTACCATTAGAGTCTTGAGTAGTAGTTACTGTCTGTATTTGAACCTGCGTTGTACTATCTTGAATAACGTTACTGCTGTTTAAAGTCAGGTTTTCAAACATAACAACAGTATCAAACGAACCAAACGGTGCGGTGATAGTTGTTTCGTCGTTAATAGAGTCATAAGACCGGTATGAACCGGGGTAGAAGTAATCAAGTTTAAGATCAGTTCTCTTAACTGTTCCGCTGCTAAGTGCTACTGCACCTCTAGCAGTGGTTCGTACTGAACCCTCCTCTGCAAACTGTTGGAGCAGAACACGAGTTAAGTACACCCGATTATCAGAGTCTTGATTTACAGTGTATGCAGAACCCTGGTCAAAGTAAATAAATTGAAGGGGGTCATTAAACTGCCATTTAAACCAACCTTCTAGGTTACGTTTAGCACCCTGTTGCAGGTACCTGTAAATAAATGAAGTTCGTTGGTTTTTAGTGGCAAGTGCAATAACGGATAGGTTAGGCTCGTTACTATAAATATCAATAGTATCAGGAATTAGATCACTAACAGGCAGGCTAGTTTCTGCTGCTTTTGCTGAGCTTTCACGGGACACTTCAAACAATTCAAAGTGTCGAGTGGAAGAACCTGAACGTCCTAGGAATCCAATAGCAATACCAGTATCAATAGCTGGAACCTTTTCAACAGTGTTGAAGTTAGACAGCCTGTTAACCTTAGCAGAGTTTGGTGATAGAATATCAGTATCAGTTGACAGCAAGAACTGCTCACCCTGACCAAAGATAACAAGACCACTTTGCTGCGGAACCACGAAGCGAAGGGTTTGCGGTTTTGTTGAGCTACAGTCAATGTCAATGGGATCATTATCACCGACAGTCAGAGCTGTTTTACCCCAAAAATTAAAGAAGTCGTTAGAACGACTAAGAATAATAGTTTGACCAGACAAGAATCCAAGGCGGTTTCTGTAGAAGAACGCGCTTTGAATCGGTTCACCAATAAATGATGGGACAGGGTTAGTGTCATCATCACCTACTAGCCGGTCATTCCAAGTACCAGGTTTCAATTCAAAGTGACCGTTTGCCTTACGAATCAATTCGTGTGGCATAGTATTTGGATCAAATTTGTATTGAAGATTAGGTGCTAGTGTTTCTTCCCAGCTACCAGGACCTTGGTCGGTCTCGTTGCTATCACATACAAATTTAACGTAATAGTCATCAGCATCAACTTCGTCACTGTTAGTAACTTTAACCAGATAACCGTCTTTACACTGTTTAGGGAGGTCAGCAGCTGAGTTAATACTTTGTTGGAACACGTCCAAACAGTTCGTCACACGACCACCGGACACTTCTACGTCATAGGCTTGGCCACCATAATTACCGCCACTAGCCGGTCTAAACAGGTAGATACCGTTACCAATCCGTGTAGCAGTAATCTCGTGACCAGGTGTACCACTACCAGCAGCTGAAGTTCCAGGTGCACCACCAGTAGTACCATTGTTAATAAAATTAACTAATTGGTCTAGTTCGTCCTGTGATGACGCTCCACTTCCAGGTACACCACGTACATAGTTAAAACTTTTAATGTTATTACCACTATCTCGCCAAGTAAGAGTAACCGTAAGGCGGGTATCTGGAGTAAGAACGTCCAGGGTGATAAAACTCTCTAGTTTATACGTGACGCTTTGATCGCTAGTCAGTGCGGGGGTAACTTTTTTGTTAATAACAAAGGTTTTATCGATGATATTAAGAACAGCAATATCGTCAGGACTGGTGACGGTACTAAGATAAGCACTGCCTACCAGATTATTGTTTGCCGCTACTGCAGTAGCCAAAGCTGATTTAGCAGTTGCAAGCGTTGCAACAGCAGTATTATATGCAGTTTGAGCGGTATTTAAATTAGTTGTTGCAGTAGCTAGCTCGCCAGCTGTGTTAGCAGCGGCAACTGTTTTATCACACTCATACAACTGCTTACCACCACGAGTCAGTAATGGGTACTCACTTGTACGTTCAGTTGCAATGGCATAGTTAGCGGGCATAGAAGTGGTAGCACTGACAAGGGTATTGTTATCGTATACCCTGTAGATAGTACCATCTTTTAGTACTCCGTTTTTAACTGTTTGAACAATATCACCCTGGTTACCATACGTCTCTGTGATTTCAAACAGTTGAGAGATAGTCGTGTTTTGACCATCAGAGATCTGTTTAAACTCATACTGACGCTTGTTCAGTGTACCAAGTTTGACTTGTAAATCTTGTAGTGCAGTGTTGTAAGTATTCGCTTGACTTTCGTAAGACGTGGTATAAGCACTAGCCCCACTAAAGTGCGTAACACTTTTCTGTTCAAGCAGCTCAGGTTGATCAAAAATGCCGTCAATACTACGTGGATACGGGTGTTTCCACATCTTAAACTGTTTAGCAGTCAAGTCGTACTGACCAACATATTTTTCTTCCTCATCACGAACGATGTTAAACCAGAAGGTGTTATCTGGTGACGTGCTGCTGTTGACAAGTTCCCCAAAAAACTCTTGTCCAGGTCTTTTGACAAGACCGTTAACAAAGTCAGGAAAGGCGTTAGATGCTTCCGTCAGCTGCCCAGGGAACTTTTTATTATCGGGTTGTTGACTGATACCCTTAAGCAAACTGGGTATCCGCTGACTTAGTGTGCTCATCTAATTAACGCTTGGAAAGGTTGATAGCTGTTGTAATAGTTTTCCCCATCACGGAACCCGAAGAACGAGTAGTCTCCTTGTTGGGTTTCATATTCCATGGCTGTAGACTTGGCGTTAATCTCCTGCTCCTCAAGTAGTTTGTTGAGAGTAGCGTCGCCAACCATCTTAATTGCACACACCCGAGCAGACCTAGCAGTGATGTATATTTGCAAAGGTGCAGGTACATCCGCGAAGTCAATCAACCATACAATGTCGCAATCTAGATTATTATCAAACTGATCGGTGTGGTTGTACCTATCGTACAGACGACCGTTTCGTTTTACAATATCATAAGTTTCTAGATGTGCATCTCTGTTAGCATCAATAGAAAGTATATTATCTGGGTAGACAATATGTTTGGTGGATGCATCAGGCTGTAGTGTATAGTGCCGCTCAGTGTTAAAAGTCCAGCCTTGTGCTTGTACTAGCTTGTTCTGTTCTCTTAAGGTCGTGAGGACGATAGAGACTTCAGGGTTACGTAGATCGAGTGTGGTGACAGCAGCCTGTCCCACAGACGTTAAAATTTCGTTAACAGCATCCAGTTCGGTAGATGCAGCGTAGACAGGCATAACTACAAATAAAAAAAAGGGGACTCCGAAAAGTCCCCCGTGAACAAATAAAAATCAGAATGCAGCAGGTGCAGTGGCAGTACCAGCGTACAGTTCCACACAAGCAGCAGGATTCAGGTAGTCAGCACCCATGGCGAGACGACCAAGGATCACATCACCCTGGTAGACAACCGACACGTCGCCGCTGGTCACTTGGACCTGGGGACCAAGGGTCTCCACGCAACCAGCACCTTCACGTTGGAAGATGAGGCCACAGCTGTTGGCGAAGTTAGAGGCTTGACCATACTCGTTCTCGATACCAGCAACAGAGTTACGAGCATCTTCCAGACCCTCACCAACGAAGGAACCGGTGTTACCAGGATCGGTAACGCCAGGGTTGGTAGCAGAGCCAGTACCATACTTGGTACCGTAGTTGGAGAAGAACGGAATGTTCATGGACTTGTAGATACGGATACCTGCAATTTCCATGATACCTTGACCGGACTGCAGGGCATCACCCTGGGTGTCGCGGTTAACAAGGTAAGCACCCGAACCGGTACCGCCGATGGCTTGGATCAGTTCGTAGTACTGACGAGGGTTCAGGACGGCAACACGACCGTCGGAGCTAACGCCCTTCTCGTCAAGGGAGGCAGCAGCATCATAGAATGCAGCAACCAGGTTGTTAGCATTATAAGCATCAGAAGCGTTAGTGGTAGCGCCGACACGGATCTGAGTACCACCGGGCTCAACGAAGCCGGTCTTGGTGATAGGCGAAGCAGCACGAGCACCACGGGTCAGAGCACGGAAGATCAGACGATCGTACTTCTGAGCCAGGGCATAGCCGATCTTACGGGAGATCTCGCTACGCAGATCGTAGTGGCTGAGGATTTCGTCAAGCTCATACACGAAAGCCGAGCTGATCAGCAGCTGGTCAACCGTGATGGTCTTTTCTGCCACCGGGGGTGCGCCATCGGTGTTACCGAGGATAGCGTTACCGGGGGTATGGAATTCAGCCTTGGTGTGTCCAGTGTAGATGAACTGGAGGGACTTACCGTTCTTCAGAGAACGCTTCATCACCAGGTCACGAGCGATAGCATTGTACTCGAAACCTTTGAACATCTCACCGCTAAAAAGCTTGAGATACAGAGCGCGGGCGTCACCCGCGGAGTTAGCCTGACCAGGACGAGTCAGACTCGTGGTCAGAGTAGAAGATTGTTGTGCC